CGTGAGAGCTGATCCCATAGACGCGAACTTAGCTAGGGGTTGTACCCCATGGCCAGGTACGTCTGCTCGCCTACTCCTGCATGCGTCAACCGCACCGTAAAGGTATGGGTGGCGCGCCAGCAGAAGTGTGACGAGCTGATTGGAAACACGATCGGAAGCTTCACTCAAATCGAGTGTCGCCAAATCTCCAGTCCTCGAACCATAGCAAGCCATGGTTCGATTGGGCTCTTGATCTGTGAATCCGATGAATCCACCAGAGGCATGGTTAGTGTCCTCCAGAGATTCCACCATCATCTCCATCAAGCTTTGTTGCGCATATTGCATGTGCGTAGGCTCGATAGCGATAATACGTGGTGTTTTCAACGTCTTAGGCACTGAAATCACTCTCACAGGGATTTCAGAACCAGGATCCAGCCAGATAGGCCCAGCATCATCCTCAATAGCATTGAGGTAATGCCTCGGACTCGTATAGAGCATTTCCATTGCTGGAAGGAACTCTTCGAGCCGACTGGTCCAAAGGCGGTTCAGATACTTCGAGTTTCCACGAAGTCTGTCTGCCGTTGCTCCAGGGCCATGTCGAGGGACGACTTCCACGTTTTGGACCTTGCGGTCCCACGCGTTAAAGATGTCCCAAAACAGCATGAATGACGTGTCCTCGAACTCCCGGAGTTGTCCGGAGGTGCGATTCGTGTCATTCAGCCTAACTGACTGTTCACACTCGATGAACTGGTCGAATGCCGCTTGCTCCCGCGCATCACTGCAAGGGAGCTCTATCTTGCCAAACAGGTAGCAAACCTGTCTGACAGCGTAGATCGCGTCAATCGATGGATCATCGAGCAACACACCAGATTCCCTATCGAACACTTGACTAGTGAAACCTTGCATGAATGCAGGGAGACACCCCCTCTTCCGGTGGGATGGAAAGAGGGTAGAGTCGACAGCACCTTGCTCAAGACATCTTTCGAAGTCTTTTGCAAAGGCTGGCAGGGTTATTGTGAGAAACGATAACCCCTCGTGTTCGACACGGCAAAGGACCGTTTCAAGGTCCTTTGTGGTGCTAGTGCAACACCGGATGCTCAACTCTTCGAGCACCCTTGCAAGTAACATCTCATGGCTTTTCATCCGTTCCCTTTCAGGTTACGGAGTCCATGCCATGGCATGTTCCTTGTCTTTCCGACTAGTCGGAAAGCCCTCAGCTTTCGCCACCAAGAAGCTTGGTGACGTTGGCGCCGGAGGAAGCAGTGAGGTAGGCCGTGAGGCCGTCCACGATCTGCTTCTGTTCGGCGACGGTGTAGCCGACCGGAGGCGCGTCCACGACGAGCGAGATGCTCATCGAGTACGGCGCGTTCTGCGTCGGCACCAGAGGATCCGTCGCGACCTTCTGATGGTCGAGACGGATGACCCGACGGACTCGCTTCCCGTAGGAGTGCGAGACCTTCAGGCCGACAGTGGCGTCATCCTTTCGGAAGGCGCCCTTGTCCTCGCCGCTGCTCACTCGCGGAAGCGACTGAGCAACAGCGTTGATGGTAACCGACTGAGGGTCGGAAAATGCCATGACGATGCTCCTTGTTTGGTTTTCCCAACCAAGGTGTAGTTATGGCTGGGTGCAGGTTTCTCAGCCTGCTCTAAAGCCACCATGGCTTTAGGTATGGTTGCTGCCACCTCACGTTCGGCTTGCGCCGAGCGCTGCGAGGATAGCGGCTTGACGTGGGCTTAGATTGCTCATGTCAAACCCGAACCCGAACGGGGTTGCCCTGACTCGCTTCTTCGTCACTGTAGTGAACGATTGGCGAAAAGTTTGCTCTCCCGGGTACGATCGATATCGTATTCCAGTAAGAGTATACTCTACATCATGGGTACGTCTTTCCATGACGTAGGCCCAGGGCATAATCAGATGATCCTTGCTGAAATTGGAGAGGTTATTCATAACATCTCCCATATTTCCGCACCAATCAGCTGCCCATGACCACGGAGCAAGGTTCCAGACCGTTCTAGGTGTCAAATCCGTACCCAGAAGCTTGTTAGCCTCTGAACGTCGGCGGGCGAACCCACCGACTGGGAGATGATACATGAACGCTCCTTCGAACCACCTCTCTGTCTTAATTCTTTCGAATTTACGGAGAGTTCCGTTCCAACCGTTGTTCTGATATAGCACTGTCGCGAGGTGCGGCACTGCTAGAGCAGTTCCTGAGCTCTCAGACGTAGAGAACTCGGGATCCCAACGGTACTTCCGCTTCAACAGCACGCCGGATTTCCGCGCAAACTCATCGAGAATCTCTTCCGAGTCTCGAACTGTTCGTGCGAATTTCTGGATATCACGAACCACAGGTTTCCATCCGAACTCAACGTTAAGGTACTCGTCGCCGAGATTTCGGCCACGAGCAGACTTAGCTTTGGCTCGCTGGATCCCTGGCAAGAGGGGAGCTCCCTCTCTTAGTTCGCCTAGTGCAGTAGAAGCATCAAACTCGGGGCTATTTGGAGCAACCCGACTAATAGCCACAGTTCCAAGAGCACGAAGAGTGCTATCAGAACTGGGAGCTGGAGTTGGGAAGCTACTATTAGCGACAGGGTAACTGCGGGCACGAGGCCCGCCGATAATCTGTCTGACTCCATCACACGGTCGGCCAGTGGGCGTTGTAGCCCGGCTGAACACCGGATCCTCCGGGAGAGTACTACTCTCTCGGTAGAAACGGCGGACGACAAGGAAGTCGCCTCCGATTCGTTGATTGGTGCCACCAAGAATTGATGGTGG